TTAAAATCTAATTCAAGCTGATCTGTGTTTGGTTGCTCATGTACGTCTTGCGCGGCTTTAGTTAACGCGTCTGTTACTGAGTTTTTGTTGAATCGGTAAGTGCTACCGATCTTTATATACGTGGACTTGGGTATATGCCCCTGTCTAACCCACGCTCGAATTGTAGAGATTGACACTGCAAAGTGCTTTGCCAACTCCTCTATCTGCACAAATGGTTCTTCATTCATTACTTTTTCCTTACTGAGATCACATGTTCTGTGTCGATGTTAAGACCCTTCGGCATCACATCAGGGTTTTCCTCCAAGAACTGTTTCACATTAGTCTGGTTTAAACGGCGGTCTAAAAATTCGGGCATGTCATGTTCTTTTATGAACGAGTACATAGATTCCCAATCTCCAGTCCAATACTTTGTTTTAGTAGACCTAAAAAACAAACCTTCAGAGGTTCTTACGCTTTCTACATTATGCGCATCGCAATAATCTAGTAACGCTTTCTTCAAAGTGTCTAGTTGGCGTACCAACTTTCCATCTTTTTCTTTATAGTCTGCAGACAGTAAGGCTCTTTCCGATCTTATCTTTATATAAGCCTTAGTAAGTTTATCTGCAGGGACGTCGATATTGTCACTCATTTTGTGTTCTCCTGCTCTAACGAGAATTACACTGTAGTATCTAGTAATGCGTTAGTCAAGTAGTTCTTTGTATAAATCAATCATCTTTGTGTGTACATCAATTCTATTGTCGAGAAGTGAGTAAACACGCTTTTCCGCGGCAGAACCTTGCAACTGTACAACAGTGCAGGGATGTTTCTGTCCAGACCTATGCACGCGTGCGTTCGCTTGGGCATAAGTTTCTAACGAAGGTGTCGGCCCCCACCAGACTACTGTGTTAGCTGCTGTTAACGTAACACCGTGTGCCGCAGACTGCGGTTGTATAACTAAAACCCTTGGATCGCTCGTTGTTTGAAACCGTTTAAATATATCTGTGCGTTTAGATACAGGTACATCACCACGTATAACTTCAGTAGTAATTCCATCATTACGTAATTTATCTGTTAGTATGTCAATGGTGTGTTTAAAAGGTACAAAAATAAGCACCTTTTGGCTACTCTCGTCTATCACTTCTCGTAACACTTTATACCTATGTTTTATATCAAACTCTAAGGTATCACCTTCGTCGGTATATACAGCCCCTGCTGATATTTGCAGTAGCTTGTTCATAACAACAGCGGCGTTAACTGCGGACACTTCGTCTTCGTTTATCTTCATTGTGAGTTTCTTCTTCAGCATGTTGTAATATTTCTGCTGTTGCCTTGTTAACTCTACCTTACGTTTTACGTACGTCATGTCAGGAAGGTCAAGACACTCTTCCTTTGTAAATCTTATGGCAGGTTGTAACACGTTAAACACAAGGTCAGTAGCTTCGGGTTTAACTATCCACCTAAACTGAGTAACCTTACGCATGACCATATCACGAAACGAACCAAAGAACCTTGGCACAGTGGTAGGGTCGATAAGTTTTGCCAACCCATAAGCGTCCAGTGGAGATTGCGCGGCAGGTGTACCTGTCATCATCCACAACCAAGTGTCTTCTTTAAGGAGTTTGTTTAATGTTTTCCAACGTTTGGACTGTGCGTTCTTGTAGTGCGTTGCTTCGTCCACAATAATTAAATCAAAGCCGCCTTTGGCTATCTCTTCCGATACAATCTCTACTCCGTCATAGTTTATTATAACAAAGTCTGCACCCTGATTAATAATAGCTTTACGTTTCTTTGATACACCGTGAGCTATATCTACAGTACGGTGAGGTGCAAATGTAAACAGGTCTTCACGCCACGCTGAATCCATAATAGATAGAGGACATATAACTAAAGCTCTTTTAATTTTGCCTTGTTTCATCAGGTAGTCAGTAGCCCATATAGCACTAGCCGTTTTACCTGTACCTTGCTCGTTAAAGCAAAAGGATTTTTTGTTCATAGTTAAGAACGCAGATGTTTTCTTTTGGTGGGCAAACGGATCGTACTTACCTGTCCAAGTATACTGTCCCTGTATGGGGGAAGGCACATCGATATTGAGTGCGTGCAAGGCGTGCATCTCATCAATACCCCAATTAACTAACACTTCATTATCGCGTACAACTTTACTTTTTGGGACTGTTTTAGTGACACGATTTGGATTGCGTAGCTTTAGTAGCAACGCCTTTTCTTCTATTATTCTCACTTAGTTCTCCTTTCGGGCAGATGCCCGAACTACTTTTTCTTCTTGTAGTTACGTGCGCGGTTCTTACTTGAACTTTCTATACGTATACCATCTTTGTTAGACCCACCCTTGGACAAGGCTTTCTTGTGACTAACATCTTTACCTTCACGCTTATCAGCTTTACCGTTACCGTTTCGGTCTACACCATTTTTATCTACCTTACGTCGGGCGCGTTGCCGTTCCATACGTGCCTCAAACGTTTTACTACCTACAGGGGCGTTAACTTGTTTTTTACGTTTTCTCATGCGTTTGCTCCATTGTGAACACATTCTATTACAGGGCAGTGTCGTCTGCATAACCCGTTAGGCCGTGCGTTCCACACATCGTTTTCAGCCGCGGCCTTCATCTGATCATACTTACTCAACCATTTCAACCACAGCTTGTGGCTATCATACTCCATGTATGTATCTTTTACCAAGTCATTACATACAACAAAAAATAACCCTGCACGTACAGTCTTAATTTGGGGGTACTTAGCAAACAAACCTAACGCCATTAGCTCTAGTTGTCCTTTGTCTGCATACTTAGAAGACTTACCTGTCTTATAATCTACTACCCATGCGAGATCACCATCGAGTATAACTAAGTCAGCTATACCACGAAACCAAACATCCTTGGCATAGAAATCACACGCTTCTAAGTCTGAGTTAAGTCCAAGCTTTATTTCGCACAGCTTTTTGCCCTTGCGGTTTTTTAGTGATACCAGTGCCCCTTCCGCAAAACTAAACTTCTTGGGTATCGGTGTATCTTTACCTACAAAATCCTCTGCGGCTTTGTGAAATGCAGAGCCATACAACATAGCATCACTCTCCTTAAACGGAAACTCTTTGAGTATCTTCTCATGGTAAAACTGTTTAGGGCATTGCTCAAACGCTTTGATCCTGCTGAAAGACCACGGGGCTACTTTAGTCATCAACAGAACTTTCTGAGTTAAACACATCACGCGTAAGGCGTTTCATACGTTTTGTTCTAAAGAACCCTACGTACTGTTGGTGCCGTACCATGTATAACCGCGCAAACAATGCGATGAAGTTATTAGAAATTTTATACTCGTTGCCTCTAGTTACTACGCTAGTCTCCCAACGCACTCTGTTGGTTATCAACCAACCGCTTAAATTCTTATGTCCTCGGCTTATTGCATCTGCGGTAAACCGTTCAAACAGCCGAAAAAAGTCAGGGTTCTTTTTGTGCCAGCGCAACCAATCACGCCCTAAAGCGCTCTCGCACATAACTTCGTAAAACTCTGCTTCAGTACAGGTGATTTCTATCGTACTCATTCACATTCTCCATATGATTTGCCTGTGCCACTCTCACAGGTGATTGGTAAACCTTCTGCCCAGTCGGGTGTCTGGCTCATACACTCTTCCATATATACTTGCGCTTCAACCAACTCTTCGTCAGGAACACAGATAATAATCGAGTCGTGTACAGTTAGCACAGCTTTGTACCTCTTGGCAAGGAGTATCATTTGATGCCCTATGATACAGCGAGCTATTGCTTGGCATACGTTCTCCACAACCTTACCACCATATATACGGTTCGGGCCTTTTCTTGTTCGGTACGTATACTCATACCCACGTTCAGATTTCTCTGCGGCAAGCCCATGATAAAACATAGGTAGTCCGTTAGGTAGGATGATAGCGTTCTTGTATGCGTCTACTTGCAAGACACCTTCTTTTCCAAACTGTACGCTATCTCCGCGTGCCATGTACTGCACCATGTTGTTAGCATCACGCCACAACTGGCTTATAGCTCCATTAGTACCACGATATATTTCTATGATGCGGCGTGCTTCATCAAGCTCAATGTAAACACCGAACCCTTGCAACTGCGCTTGGAACTTCACAGCACCCATACCATACCCTGCACCAAGAATTGTAGTCTTACCTACAAACCTTTGGTCTTTGGTCACGTTCTTTACTGAGACTGAGTATATGCTAGACGCCATGTATTTGTACACGTCTTCACCTGCCGCGAACTGCGCGGTTAAATCTTTTTGCCCTGCCAACCATGCAAGCACGCGAGCTTCTATCTGAGAACTATCACAATCTATTAGCGTGTGTCCTTCGGGTGCTACTATACTACTCTTTAACTTCTTGCCATTCGCACCACGGCTAGGTAGGTTTTGTAGGTTGATCTTATCTGACCCACCCCAACGTCCTGTGTGCGCGGCATAATATTTTACAGGCACAGGCAATAACCCACGCTTGGATATATCAATGAACCTTTGGGTACGTGTCTCTTCAAGACTAGACTTGTTACCCAGACGCGCTTCTACCAAAGACTTTACCTTTGGGTTTTCGTGTTCGAGTAATGCTTTGAACCCTTCATCTGATTTGGCAAACGCATGAGTCTCTTTACCTGTGGTTGCGCTTATCTTCATAGGTGGTTCTACATCAAACCCCTTGAGTAATTCAGCAAACTTAGGGTTAGACATTAGGTCTTTCTTATCTTCTACACCTGCATCTACTAACAACTTATCCTTACGCGCTTTAACATCTACAAGGTGAGACACTAGTAAGTCGTCGTCCAACTCCAAAGTAGGTTCAGTGAACATGCGTAATGTCAGGTCTATCAAACGTAGTTCAGACTTAGGGAATTTACGTGCCATAATACTAAACAGCTTATACGTTAACTCTACATCATTAATACAGTAGTCACCGTATGCGCTTAGTTCTTCGGGTGTAAAATCTCCACGGTGCTTTCCGAGTGCGTCGAGTACCTCTGTTCCTTTGACGCCGATCTTATACCTTTCAGCAAGTGAAGCGAGGTTTGCACGAGCTTCGACCCCGTGTAAAGCGCGGGCAATACACATAGTATCGGCAAGCATCCGAGGGCGAATATTATAGCACCAATTAAGAATAGCGCCATCGAACATAGTGTTATGGCAAAGTAACATAGCCGTGTCCCAAG